GAAGGGTTTTCTCGACTACACGAAGGTCGTGGAATCGAGCTGGAGCTGGGGCAATATCGGCTACATCATCACCGGCGTGTCCGGCGGTCTGCCGGCCAGCAACCCCTCCGACGTGCTGATCGACACGATCTACGCGCAGAAGGCAGGCTACCGCCAGAACGCCAGCTTCGTGATGAACCGCAAGACGCAGGCCTCGGTGCGCAAGCTCAAGGATGCCGACGGCAACTATCTGTGGACCCCGCCGGCGGCGGCCGGGCAGCAGGCGATGCTGATGGGGTTCCCGCTGGTCGAGGCCGAGGACATGCCGGACGCCGGCGCCAACACCACGCCGATCGCCTTCGGCGACTTTTCGCGCGGCTACCTGATCGTCGACCGGACGGGGGTTCGCGTGCTGCGCGACCCGTATTCGGCCAAGCCCTACGTGCTGTTCTACGTGACCAAGCGCGTCGGCGGCGGCGTGCAGGACTTCGATGCCATCAAGCTGCTGAAGTACGGCACGGCGTGACGCGTCGCGGCGGCCTGGCCGCCTGACGATGCGCGACGGCCCCGGTGTCCCTCCCACCGGGGCCGTTTTCTTTTCCGAAAGCGACAAGGACTTGCCAATGACGCTGATCAGAACCGTCGAGCCGGCGGCCGAGCCGGTGACGCTGGCCGAACTGAAGGCGCATCTGCGCCTTTCGCATGACGGCGAGGACGACCTGCTTTCCGGCCTGATCCGCGCCGCGCGCGAGGACATCGAACGCGCCACCGGGCTGGCGCTGGTCGAGCAGGGCTGGCGGCTGGTGCTGGACGACCTGCCGGCCGGCGGCTGCGTGACCATCGCCAGGCATCCGGTGCGCGAAATCCTCTCGGTGACCGCCTACGGCACGGAGGGCGAGGCCTCGCTGATCCCGGCGACGGCCTACGAGGCCGATCTGGTGTCGCGCCCGGCGCGGCTCGTGTTCTCGCAGGCGATCTCGCCGCTGAGGACGATGAACGGCATAGAGATCGATTTCACCGCCGGATTCGGCGAGGCCGGACCGGACGTGCCCGACCTGCTGCGCCGCGCCATCCTGATCCTGGCTGCGCATTGGTATGAGTTCCGCACGGGTTTCGCCGCCGCCGATCAGCCGGTTTCCTATCCGCCCGGCTACGAGCGGATGATCGCCGGCCACCGGTCGCGGAGGCTGTGACATGCGCGCGCTCTTCATCGAGCCCGGCGCGCTGCGTCACGAGCTTGCGCTGGAAGCCGTGGCGCTGACGGCCGACGGCGCGGGCGGCCACACGCAGACATGGAGCGAGGTCGGCACGGTCTTCGCCATGATCGAGCCGGTGACGGCCTCCGCCACGTTCGGGGCCGACCAGACGCTGGAGACGGTGACGCACCGCGTCACGCTGCGCCACCGGCCGGGCGTCGCCAGCGGCATGCGCTTCACCGGCAACGGGCGGTCGTTCGACATCGTGACGGTTCACGACCCGGACGAAACCGGCCGCTATTTCGTTTGCAGGACAAGGGAGGTCGGACGATGAAACTGGCCATGCAACTGACCATCGACGGTCTCGTGCGCGCGCTGCGCATGAAGGGACACGCGCTGGCGGACGACGCCGAGGCGGGCTATCGTCGCGCCGATGCGGCCGAGGAGACGAGCCGGGGACGCGTGCGGCACGGCCCGGCCAGGGAGACGGACGATGACCGCGCCCGCTCTTGAGCTGCAGAAGGCGATCTTCGCCGCTCTGACCGGAGATGCCGCGACCGCGGCGCTGATAGGGGAGCGCGTGTTCGATCACGCGCCCGCGGATGTCCCCTTTCCCTATGTCAGCTTCGGTCGCACCAGCATCTACGACTGGAGCACCGGGACCGAGAGCGGCACGGAGCAGCTCTTCACCCTGCATGTCTGGTCGAAGGCCAGGGGCAAGGCGGAGACGCTCCGCGTCATGGAACGCGCGCAGACCGTGCTGGACGATGCCGCGCTGAGCCTCGACGGACACAGCCTAGTCAATCTGCGGCTGGAGTTTTCCGAGGTGCGCTACGACGACGACATCTCGGTCTACCACGGCCTGCTGCGCTTCCGGGCCGTGACCGAACCGGCGACCTGAACGCCAGACACATCCGACAGTTCACAAGGAGAGCGACATGGTCGCACAGAAGGGGAAGGATCTTCTCCTCAAGATCGATTCCGACGGCGCGGGCAGCTTCGTCACGGTGGCGGGGCTGCGGGCGCGGCGGATCGCCTTCAACAGCGAGACGGTGGATATCACCGATTCCGATTCCGCCGGCCGCTGGCGCGAGCTTCTGGCGGGCAGCGGCGTGCAGCGGGCCTCCGTCAGCGGCTCGGGCATCTTCAAGGACGCCGCGTCGGACGCGTCGATCCGGGCGCGCTTCTTTGCGGGCGAGATCGTGAACTGGCAGATCGTGGTGCCGGATTTCGGCACGGTGCAGGGTCCTTTCCAGATCACCGCGCTGGAATATTCCGGCAATCATGACGGCGAGGTGACGTTCGAGGTCGCGCTGGAATCGGCCGGTGCGATCGGCTTCACGGCGGCGCCATGATCGCCAACAGGCGACGCGGCGAGATCGCCGCCGAGCTCGACGGAAAGCCCTACCGGCTGTGCCTGACGCTCGGCGCGCTGGCCGAGCTCGAGGCCGCCTATGCGGCGGAGGATCTGGGCGCGCTGGTGGAACGGTTCTCGCGCGGAAAGCTGTCGGCGCGCGATATCGTGCGGATCGTTGGCGCGGGGCTGCGGGGAGGAGGCAGCGATCTTTCCGACGAAGAAGTCGCGACGATGCGTGCCGAGAACGGCGTGACGGGTTTCGCGGCCATCGTCACCGAGCTTCTGACCGTGACCTTTGGCGCGGCGGGAGGCGCGGCGGCGCGGGAAGCCACCGCGCGCCCCTGAGGGCCGCCGCCGGCGCGACCAGCGAATTTCCGTGGGATGCCGTCATGGCCGCGGCGTTCGGCCGGCTGCGGCTGTCCCCAAGGGACTTCTGGTCGATGACGCCGCGCGAACTGGAGCGGGCGCTGAGCGTGCTCGGGCCGGCTCCGGGCATCGGCGCGCCGGGGCGCGACGAGCTCGCCGCGCTGATGAAGCAGTTTCCCGATGAGAGGAGAGAGACGTGGCCGAAGAGGTGAAGATCCGCTTCGAGGCGGACACGACGCCGATCGAAACGGCGCTGAAGAGCCTGGAGCGCCTGTCGGACAGTTTCGGCAGCCAGCTCACCAACGCGTTCCGCAGCGCGATCGTCAGCGGACGCGAGCTCGACGACGTGCTGCGCGGGCTGGCGCTGAACATGGCGGGCATGGCGCTCCAGCAAGGGCTTGCGCCGCTGCAATCGCTGGCCGGCTCGCTGTTCAAGGGCCTGCTCGGCGGCGTGCTGCCCTTCGCCAAGGGCGGCGTGCCCGGCCATGTCGTGCCGTTCGCCTCGGGCGGCGTCGTGTCGTCGCCGAGCTATTTTCCGATGGGCCGGAATGTCGGCCTGATGGGCGAGGCGGGCGCGGAGGCCATCCTGCCCCTGCAGCGCGGAGCCGACGGCCGGCTGGGCGTGGCGTCGGGCGGGGGCGGAGCCTCGGTCAATGTCGTGTTCAACGTGACGGCGTCGGACGCGGCCTCGTTCCGCAAGTCCGAGGCGCAGGTGTCGGGCATGCTGGCGCGGGCCGTCTCGCGCGGCACCCGCACGCTTTGACATATCCTCATACTCCCTGGATGGACGATGTCCGAATTTTCGAGTTTTCATGACGAGCGCTTCCCGCTCGCCGTCTCCTTCGGCGCGACCGGCGGGCCGGAATGGCGCAACGAGATCGTGGCGATGACCTCGGGCCGCGAGAAGCGCAACGCCCGTCTCTCGCAGTCCAGGCGACGCTATGACGCCGGGACCGGCGTGCGCTCCATGGCCGACCTGCACGAAGTGCTGGCCTTTTTCGAGGCGCGGCGCGGCTCCCTGCACGCCTTTCGTTTCCGCGATCCGTTCGACATGAAGTCGTGCCGGCCGGACCAGACCGTCGCGGCGGGCGACCAGCTTCTGGGAACCGGCGACGGGACGCGGACGCGTTTCGTGCTGGCCAAGACCTATGGCGGCGGCGCCGACGCATTCGCGCGGCCGATCCTCAAGCCGTTGGCGGGAACCCTGCTGATCGCGGTGGACGGCGTGGCGAAGACATCGCCGGCGCACTTCACCTTCGATGCGGCCACCGGCGAGATCGTCTTCTCGCCGGGCGCGGCGCCGGCGGCGGGCAAGGCCGTGACGGCCGGCTTCGAGTTCGACGTGCCGGTGCGTTTCGACATCGAGCACCTGTCCTTCAGCCTGACGAGCTTCAAGGCCGGACAGATCCCGTCCATCCCGCTGATCGAGGTGCGCCTGTGAGCGTCTGGCCGGAGCCGCTGCAAGACCATGTCCAGCGCGAGGTGACGACGGTCTGCCATTGCTGGCGGCTGACCCGGGCCGACGCGACCGTGATCGGCTTCACCGATCACGACAGGCCGCTGGCCGTTGACGGGACGGCATTCGAACCGGAAAGCGGCCTGAACGCCAGCGAGGCGCGCGATACGCTCGGGCTTGCCATCGACACGGTCGATGTCGAGGGCGCGCTGTCGTCGGAGCGGATCAGCGACGCCGACATCGCCGCCGGACTCTATGACGGCGCGACGGTCGAGACGCTGCTGGTGAACTGGCGCAACCCCACCGATTTCGTGCTTCTGCGCAAGGCGACGGTCGGCAAGATCACGCGTTCGGACCAGGGTTTCGTCGCCGAACTCGAAAGCATTGTCCATGCGCTGGACAGGCCGAACGGCCGCTATGTCAGCCGCTCCTGCGATGCCGAACTCGGCGACGCGCGCTGCAAGGTCAATCTGGAGGTTCCCGGGCGCATGTCGGCGGGCGTCGTCGTGTCGGTGGAGATGCCCGGCGCGTTCCTGGTGTCCGGCCTGGACGGTTTCGGGCAGGACTGGTTCACGCATGGCGTGCTGAGCTGGACGTCCGGCCCGTTGGCGGGCCGCACCGCCCGCGTCGAGGCGCACCGCAAGGATGCCGCCGGGGTGCGGCTGACGCTGCGGCCGGACGGCGCGGTGGCGGCCGCCGCCGGCGACAGCTTCACGCTGACCGCCGGCTGCGACAAGAAATTCTCGACCTGCAAGGCGAAGTTCGCCAATCCGCTCAATTTCCGGGGTTTTCCGCATCTTCCCGGAAACGACGCCGCCTATGCCTATGTCACCGACGGCGACACGTTCGACGGCGGGCCGCTGGTGCCGTGACCGATCCGGGCGAACGGGTGGCGGCCGAGGCCTGTCGCTGGATCGGAACGCCGTACCGGCACCAGGGACGGCGACGGCAGGTCGGGTGCGATTGCGTCGGCCTGCTGCTCGGTGTCTGGCGGGAGGTGCTCGGCCACGCGCCGCCGGCGCCGGACGTCTATTCGCCCGACTGGGCGGAGGCGACGGGGCGCGAGATTCTGCTGGAGGCGTTGCGCAGGCACGCGCGCCCAAAGGACGGCTGGACGATCGCGGCCGGCGATGTGCTCGCCTTCCGCTGGCGTCCGCATCTGCCGGCCAAGCATGTCGGCATAGCGGTGTCCGCCGAAAGCTTCGCGCACGGCTATCGCGGCGCCGGCGTCTGTCTGGCGGCGCTGGAGCCGCACTGGCGGCGTCGGATCGCCGCTATCTTCACCCTGCCGAACGACAAGGAAGGCTGACACGCGTCATGGCGACCATACTCCTGCAAGCTGCCGGCGGCGCGCTGGGCAGCGTCTTCGGCCCGGTGGGCGGCATCATCGGCGCGGCGATCGGATCGCTGGCGGGCTACGCCATCGACCGCACCCTGCTGGCCGAGACGCGCCACTACGAGGGGCCGCGCCTTTCCGGCGCAAGGCCGTTCACGGCCGAGGAGGGCGTCTCGATTCCGCGCGTCTACGGCATGGCGCGCGTCGGCGGCATCATGATCTGGGCGACGCGCTTCGAGGAGGCGAGCTCGACCAGCGGCGGCGGCAAGGGCGAGCCCAAGGTGACGGAGTATTCCTACTTCGCCAATGTCGCCTTCCTGCTCTGCGAGGGCGACATCGCCGGCATCCGGCGGGTCTGGGCGGACGGGCGCGAGGTCGACCGCGAGACGATCGAGCTGCGCGTCCACAAGGGGACCGAGACGCAGGGCGTCGATGCGCTCATCGCGGCCAAGCAGGGCAACGGCAACGCGCCCGCCTATCGCGGCTCGGCCTATGTCGTCATCGAGCGCTTCGACCTCGGCGCTTACGGCAACCGCATTCCGCAGTTCCAGTTCGAGGTGATCCGGCCGGTCGGCCCCTTCCATGAGAAGGTGAGGGCGGTGGCGATGATACCCGGCTCCACCGAGTACGGCCTGTCGCCGGCCGCCGTGACGCGAGAGATCCGCGAGGGCGAGACGAAGCCGCTCAACCGCCATGTGCTGTCGGCCGGAAGCGATTTCCTGGCCTCGCTCGACGAGTTGGAGGCGACCTGCCCGAACCTGGAGCACATCGCACTGGTCGTGTCCTGGTTCGGCGACGATCTGCGCGCCGGCACCTGCCGCATCCGCCCCGGCGTCACGACGACCGACGGCGGCGGCCTGTCGCAGGAATGGGGCGCTTCGGTCCGGCGCGGCGCCGCGATGCTCATGTCCACCCATGAAGGCAATGCCGCCTTCGGCGGAACGCCCTCCGATCGCAGCGTGATGGAGGCCATTTCGGCGATCAGGGCGCGCGGGCTGAAGGTGACGCTCTATCCCTTCCTCATGATGGATGTGCCGGCCGCGAACAGCCTGCCGGACCCCTATGGGGGCGCGAAGCAGGCGGCCTATCCCTGGCGCGGCCGCATCACCTGCATGCCGGCTCCCGGACAGCCGGGCACCGCCGACCGCACCGCCGCCGCGCGGACGCAGGTCAACGCCTTCTGCGGCGCGGCGCTGCCGGGCCAGTTCGAGCACGACGACGACATGATCGATTTCGACGGTGATCCTAGCGACTGGGGTTTCCGTCGCTTCGTGTTGCACCACGCCGCCCTCGCCAAGGCGGCAGGCGGCGTGGACGCGTTCGTGATCGGCTCGGAACTGCGCGGCCTGACGACGCTGCGCGACAATGCCGACGCCTTTCCCTTCGTGGAGAAGCTCTGCGCGCTTGCCGGCGAACTGCGCACCATGCTGGGCTCCGCCACGAAGATCTCCTACGCGGCCGACTGGAGCGAGTATTTCGGCTACCAGCCGCCGGACGGCGACGTCTACTACCATCTTGACCCGCTGTGGGCGCATGCGGCGATCGACGCGGTCGGCATCGACAACTACATGCCGCTCTCCGACTGGCGCGACGGCGACTATCGCGGCGGCAATCCGGACGGCTTCGCCGGCCCGTATGACGTGGACGCCCTGCGCGCCGCCATAACGAGCGGCGAGGGCTTCGACTGGTACTATCCCGACGCCGGCGCGCGAGCGGCGCGCGAGCGCGCCCCGATCACCGACGGGGCCTATGGCAAGCCATGGGTCTATCGCTACAAGGACCTGCTGAACTGGTGGTCGCAGCCGCACCGGCAGCGCATCGACGGTGTCGAGGCAGGCTCGCCGACCGCCTGGGTGCCGCGCTCGAAACCCATATGGTTCACGGAACTGGGTTGCCCGGCCGTCGACAAGGGCCCGAACCAGCCGAACGTTTTCCCCGATCCCAAGTCGGCGGAGAGCGCGCTGCCTTATTTCTCCGACGGCGGGCGATCCGACATCGCGCAGCGGCGCTTCATCGAGGCGCATGCGGATCACTGGGACTCGTCGTCGCCGGCTTTCGACGATGCATGGAACCCGACGTCAGCAGTCTATGGCGACCGGATGGTGGATGCGTCGCGGACCTATCTCTGGGCCTGGGACGCGCGGCCCTATCCGGCGTTTCCGCAGCGCGACGACGAGTGGTCGGACCATGCCAACTGGCATTACGGCCATTGGCTGAACGGACGGCTGGCCTCGCCTTCGGTCGGCGATCTCATCAACGCGATCCTCGGCGATCACGCATGCGCGCCGGCCGTGGTCACCGGCGTCGAGGCGACGGTTCCGGGTTATGTCATCTACGATCCGACCTCGGCGCGCGCGGCGCTGGAACCGCTGGCGGATCTCTTCGGCCTGGCCTGCCTGGAAACCGGCGGCACGCTGACCTTCCGCGGCGCGGCGACCAAGACCGGCCCCGCCATCCTGGTCGAGGACAAGGTTCTCGACGACAGGCAACCGGTGCTGGAGCAGGTGCGGCCGCCCGACCACCAGTTGCCCGGCGAGGCGGTCCTGACGTTCCGCGACCCGATGACCGACTACCAGTCGATCACCGTGCGCGACCGCAGGGTCGGGCTCGCCGGCCATCGGCAGGAGACGATCAGCTTTCCGGGCGTGCTGGAGGCCGGACAGGGCAGGGCGCTCGCCGGCGACTGGATGCGGCGGATCTGGAGCGAGCGCGAGCAGATCGGCTTCGCGGTCGGACCGCTCGATCCCGTTCTCGTGCCGGGCGCGGTGGTGCGGCTTCCGGAAACGGGCGACCGCGAGTTCCTGATCACGCAGATCGAGGACGGACTGGTCCGGCGCGTGGCGGCGAGACAGGTGGCGCGCGGCGCGCCGGCGCGCTGGGAATCGTCCAACGCGCGTCAGGCGACGGCGGCATGGCCCTTTGCCGGCACGCCGCTCGCCTGGTTCCTCGACCTGCCGCTGATGGACGGCTCGAGCCTGCCGCAAGACTGGTTCCGGCTGGCCGCGTGGCAGACGCCCTGGCGCGGGCAAGCCGTGTTCTCCTCGCCGGAAGAGAGTGGCTATGCGCTCCGCGCCAGCGTCGCCAGCCCCGCGACGGTCGGCACCCTCGCCGAACCGCTGGCGGCCGGGCCGCTGGGCAGGATCGACCTCGGCAACCAACTCACCGTAAGGCTGAACGACGGCGAGCTTGCCAGCGTCTCGCGCGGACATGTTCTCAACGGCGCGAACGCGATCGCCGTCCAATCGGCTTCCGGCGTCTGGGAGATCAGCCAGTTCGAGCAGGCCGACGAGATCGAGCCTGACGTGTGGCGGCTGTCGCGGCTGCTGCGCGGGCAGTTCGGCACGGACGACGCCACCGCGGCGGGGGCCCCGAGCGGCGCGCGTGTCGTGTTGCTCAACGAGGCCGTGCGGCCGGCGGGGCTGCGGTCCGGCGAAGCCGGCCTGCATCTCAACTGGCGGGTGGGGCCGCGGACCGGCGATTTCTCGGCCGCGAGCTTTGCGTTGCGCAGCGAAACCGGCGGCCTGCGTGCGCTCACGCCGCTCGCGCCCGTGCATCTGCGCGCACGTCCGGATGGTGGCGGCCTGTTCCTGTCCTGGATCAGGCGCGGCCGGGTCGATGCCGACAACTGGCTGCCGGCCGACATCCCGCTCGGCGAGGAAACGGAAAGCTACCAGGTCGAGGTGGCGTCCGCCGGCGGCGTGATCGTCCGTACCGAGACCGTGACCTTGCCGGCATTCACCTAT